GGATAATAAACCTTAACCGTCTCTTGACATCCCTTATACGTGAGTCCATCCACACTAGACTCACACAACCATTTTCCCTTCCTTCTACCCCGCACCATCAACAATGTCAAACGTCAACCAGAGCCAGTTCGTTAGTCAGGAGGACGCAGCGGCCGTCCGTGATGCGGGTGAGAATGTGGTGAAGCTGGTGGTTCAGCTGTCCGCCCTCGGGCTCAAAGCACCTGCTCTTATGGAGTATGTGACAGCTGTTGCTGACGGTAATGAGCCGTCCGCCTCCCTCGGAGTCGGAAGGCCTAAACCCGTCACGATCCAGCTTTATTCATTTTTGCGTGACGCACGCCAGTACAACGGCGTGTACGGCATGAGTGAGGAGCGTGCAGCAGCTCTTCGCACCCTTGCCGCGTCTGACCTAGAGTCAGCACGCGACGAGGTTGCGCAGTTTGTTTCTGCTAGTCCTCGCACCCGTGCGTCAGGCAGGGCTGTGGAGGTTTCTACCGTGGGAATGCCGGGAACCAGTAATCCGGGTGCGTCGCCGCTTGTTGGCGCACACTCGGTTACTGCCTCTTACGCGCAGGAAATCGCGTCCAACTCTGGCGTCTATGGCGCCTACAAGTTCGACGCGTTTGACACTAGGCGTGAGGAGACCCAGCGATTCGCGGTTGACCTGGGAGCAAACTTCTTCGTGTTGGCACACTCAAAGAAGTTGGCTATCAGCGTTGCCCGCGTTACCCGCGTCAAGGGCCGTACTGACCCCCTTGCCATGCCCTATGTCTTTTATGTTGACAGGACAGGCAAGTGTGTCGGCAACGGTGACATTCCAGCTGAGAGCTGGATGTGTGCCTGCGGTCCTCGTGACGAACCACCTTCTCAGTCCAGCCGCTTCCCAAAGGCTGATGACAGCAGCGTAACCCAGTCTGTTAGTCAGCAGCCCACGGGGATGAGCGTGGTCGGCACCAGCCCTCCCAAGAGCTCAGGCCGGGCCCCAACACCTAAAATGGGCGAAAAGGCTTGAGTTGACAACTTGAGAGGCGCTGATCCTACCAGTTCATCGCCAAGCGGAGTCTTTTTTCCAACCAACCAGGTCTTTTTCTTGGTCGCGCGGATACTTGTAAAAAGCTGAGGAAAAACACAAAAACAATTTAAAACACAACCAAACAAAAACATTTCATGATTGCTTTTTTGGGATGAGAGCGGAGGCAGAGTGGATGTCCGTCGGACATCCATGCTGTCACTAGCCACCCAGGGAACTGCTGTGCATTGTACGTCAATGCTACGCTGGTTCCCTGCGTGGAGGGGGG